AACATTTGATTATTCAAAATATACCCCAGATCAACTACAGGTAATGTCTGGTACTGGTGGCGGCTTTGCTCCTGTAACTATGCCACAAGGATTTTCACCCTCTGGTCTACCAGTAGCACAAAACCAGACAGTGAGTACAGCAAACTCTCCATATAACTCAATGCAGCCTTTGTTTTCTACTCAAGCAGGTGGAGGTATGTCTGGTGTAATTGCTCCTATTCTTGGAAACGCTGTAGGAGCTGTTGGAACTAACTATGCTGCTAATCAAGCAGCTAATGCAGCTACACAGTCTGCACAACAAGCTGCACAGATGGCTCAGTTCCGTCCTGTAGGTGTTACCACTCGCTTTGGTAAGTCAGGCTTTAACTATGATCCCACAACTGGTCAAATTATTGGTGCTGGTTATCAAGTAGCTCCAGACATTGCAGCGGCCCGTGAAGGTTTGATTGGCATGGCTGGTGGTGCTCTCAGTGGTGCTGCAGGTATTCAAGCATTTCAACCAACAGTTAATCAGGCTGCTCAAGGCTTGTTTAAGTTGGGTCAATCTTATGTTGGTCAGAATCCTCAAGAAGTAGCTCAGAACTACTTAGCACAGCAGCAACAGTTGTTAGCTCCCGGTCGTGAGCAGTCACTGGCTAACTTGACTAACCAACAACAACAGCAAGGTCGTTTAGGTCTAGCTACAGGTGGTACAGCAGCAGGATACACAGGAGGTGCTCCCGGACTTCAGGCTGCTAATCCTCAGATGGCTGCATACTACAATGCTCAAGCTATGCAGGATGCTCAACTGGCTGCACAGGCTCAACAAGCTGGTCAGCAACAAGTTCAGTTTGGTCAGGGTTTGATGACTGGTGGTTTAGGCTTGTCAGGTGCTGGTTACAACTTGCAGAACACTGCTTTGTCTCCATACACTAACTATATGCAGAGTGCTATGAACATTGAGAACCAAGGTCAGAATGCTTTGAATCAAGGGACTGCTCTAGGTTCTGCAGCAGCTGCTCAGGCTCAAGCTGCGGCTAACCAGTATGCAGCAGGACAAGCAACAGCTAATGCAGCTCAGCGTGCAGCTTTGCAAGGTACTGTAGCTGGTTTAACAGATCCTATCAGTCAGTTGATTAGAGGTTTAACAGGTGGTGGTTCTGGGGGTGACAACGCCAGTGCTGTTATCAACCCCTACTTCATGTCAAACCCTTAAGGAATAAACAATGGCAATACAATCATTACAAGGTTTGTTTGGAGGTGTGGGTACTCCTGAGGAAATGCAGCAACAAGCAATTCAATCTAGGGCTACACAGTTTGCTCAATTAACACCAGATCAACAACTTGGAGTTATGGGCTATAAAGGCGGTGCTAACTTAGGTCAAGGTTTAGCAGGTGCTTTTGGAGTACAAATTCAAGACCCTACTTTTCAAAGAGCTACTCGTTTGCGTCAACTTGCGAGTCAGTACAACACTAATACAGCTAAGGGTCTTCGTGAGATGGCTGATGCTTTACAAGCTACAGACCCTGAGTCAGCTTTCCAGTTAATTCAACGTGCTATAGCTATGGACAAAGCAGCTCAAGAAGCTTTGAAACAAGAAGCTGAGATAGGTGCTAAAAAAGCAGAGACTACATTAAAGGGTGCTCAAACAACTAAGGCTGGACAGGAAACCCAAGAAATAGCTGATAAACAAGCAGCTAAGGGTGCTCGTGTTCAAATGTTGAAGGATGCTGGTTTAGGTGATTCTGAAGCTATGGGTATTGCTTCTAATGATTCAGCTTTTGCTAAATACATAGAAACCAAGAAAGTACCCGTACCTTCTGAGTATGCTGTACAAGCACAGAAGTTAGGATACACAGCCAAGCCTTATCTAAGTGATTACACACCTGAACAAGTTAAGCAGATGGAGAAGGGTGTCTTTGCTTATAAAGCTGGTATTGCTCAAGCTGGTGCTGCAGTTAATAAACCTATAGATGTTGCAGCTATTATCAAAGAGATTGGCACTAAGGAAGACATTAAAGATAAAGCTAATACATGGAAAACTGCTGGCGATGCTTATAAGGTGCAGGTTCCAATGGTTGAAAAGCTTAAAGAAGTTAGAAATAACTTACCAGCTACCTTTACAGGTACTTTCTCAGAGACTGCGCTACAGTTTGGTAAAGCATTGTCAGCCTTTGGTGTACCTGTTGATGAGAATAAGTTGTCTAACACTGAATATATGAACAGTGTGTCTTCACAAGTTCTACAGACTATTGCTCGTAACTTCCCCGGTTCATTGGCTGTTAAAGAGATGGATCAGTTGGTTAAGAGTAAGTTTAGCAGTCCACAACAGATCAAGACTATTGCACGTATCTTGAATGATCTGCAAACTGAAATTGAAGCTGGTACTAAGAGTTATGAACAACTGGCTAAGTTGCCAGAGACTGAGCGTTACTCTAAAGACTTGAACTTATTGACAGGTCAGAACTTTACTAAATTGAAGCGTTATCGTTCCCTTGAAGACAAAGCTAGAGAAGCTTTGAAGACAAGACAACCAATGACTAAAGCAGAAGTTGAAGAAGCTCAGAAACTGCAAAAAGAACTAGAGGTTAAATAATATGGATTGGAGCACTGTGCCTGTTGAAGGCGAACAAATGCAAGCAGCTAACAAGTATCTTGCAGAACGTCAGGCAGCTCAAACTGCTGCTGAATCTGAAAAGCTAACTTCTAAATCTGTACTTAGTCCTGAGTATCGCCCTCGTGGTATCTTAGGCGGTCAGGAAGTTGGTGGATTAGCTGGTGGTATCACAGGTTTAATTGCAGGTGCTCCCGCTGGCCCTGCAGCTTCTATTGGTTTAGGTATTTTAGGAGCTGGTGCAGGTGGTGCTTTTGGAGAAGGTGTAGAACAGTTTATACGTGGTGAGCCTATGTCGGGTAATCGCCTAGCTCAGGCTGGCTTTGAAGAGGCTGCTTGGGATGCTGCTGGTAACTTGGTGCTCAAAGGAGCTGCTAAGACAATGAGGTTTGGAGCTGAAAAGTTAGGCTTTACTAAGAAAGACATTCCAGATGCTAATCAAGCAGCTCAGGATTTTCTTACTAAGTATGGTTCTTCCTTACCACTAGCTGCTCGTACAGGTAGTAACATAGATGCGTCTTTAGAAGGTTTTGTGGCTACACCCGCAACTGCTGACATTTTTAAGAACAAACAAAAAGAGATTTCAGAGGCTCTTCAAAGAGGGCAGAAAGATGTATTAACTAATCTTACTAAAACACCTGAGTTTGAGCAAGCACTACGTAATGGCTCCTCAGCTCAGAAGTCTTCTGGTGAAGTATTGCAGAACTTTATTAAACAAGGTGAAACAAGCCTTAGTGAAGCTGTAGAACCTCTTTATACAAATATCTTTAAAGATACAGATTCTCGTGTATCTATGTTTAGTGTAAAGCAGTGGGCACAGAAGGAGCTATCTGATCCAGCAGCTTTAACAGCAGGTCAGAAAAGTATTCTTAAAGAGTTAGATACTCTTCCTCCTCAAGTAGATGTTAATTTAATTCATAAGCTTCGTTCACGTTATTTAGCTGAGAATAGAGATAAGTATTCTAATTCTTTAGGCTCTGAGAAAGACTCTAGAGCTTCAACAACAATTAGTCAGTTAATTGATAAGCTTGATGGAGCAATGGACTTTGCAGCTAGAAGGGCTTTTAGTTTAAAACCTGAAACACTAGCTGAATATGAGAAAGTAACTAAGACGTACCGTGAAGGTATCCAAGGTTTACAGACAGATGCTATTCAACAAGCTATGTCTAAATACCCTGAAGATGTGGGAGGTTTCTTATTTGCTTCAGGTAAAGAAACACCTATCTCTCAGCTTTATAAGTCTGTAGCTGCTGCTGGTACGTTGTCTAAGAAGTCTTCTAAGGAAGTACTAGATTCTCTTAGGTATGGTTATTTAGAGGCGATGACCCACACACCTGAAAATATGCTTAAGTTTGCTGATGAAGTAGCACAGAATAAAGCAACTCAGAATACTTTTAAAGCTTTGTTTGGTGGTACACCTCAATATAACGCTATCTTGGCTATGAATGAAGCTGCTAAGAAAGGTCTAGTATCTGTTGAAAGACAACCCGGAATGAACATGCGTACAGGTGCTGCTGTAGCTAACATTGGTGCTCCTGTATTGGCTGTAGGTACTGGTTATGCTTTCTTGTTAAGCCCTGAGCAACAACAGAAAATTAAAGATAATCTAGTTGAAGCAAGTATTGCAGGTGGTGGTCTAATCCTAAGTCAGCGTAAGTTGGCTAAGATTATGGCTGATCCTAAAGGTGCTAAAGCTATAACTTACTTAGCTCAAGCTAGAGATAAGCTTGGAAGTCCTACAGCTTTTACTAAACTAGTTGTTGAACCTTTGGCTAACTTCTTTGGCCCTTCCAATGAGTCTGGAGATACGGGTATGTTTGGTCAATCAATGGGTGTAGATTGGTCTGCAATCCCTACTAAATAACTTCTATGAAGAGGCTAACTCTAGCCCTTCTAATCATCTTTACGAGTTTTATAGCGACAGCTGGCTTCGACCCTAACGCAGATAGATGTGTTAAATGGAGGTGGAAGTGGGCTGATGACTATAAGACTCGTATTGTCGTATGTCTAGAATGGAAGAAAGCATATAACAAATGATTGATCCTCTAACGGCTCTAGCAGGGATACAGTCTGCAATCAACATGGTCAAGAAGGCTAGTAAGGTAGCCAATGACTTAGGCTCTCTTGCACCTATGATTGGTAAGATGTTTGATGCCAAGAGTGTAGCTACAAAGGCTATGCTTCAGGCTAAGCAGTCTGGTAAGGGTTCCAACATGGGAACTGCATTACAAATTGAGATGGCTTTGGAGCAAGCTAGAGCCTTTGAAGAAGAACTTAAGATGCTCTTCATGCAGACAGGTAAGATTGATGTCTGGAATAAGATTAAGGCAAGACAAGCTGAGATGGACTTAGCTGATGCTAAGGAGCTTAGTGCTTTGAAGAAAGCTGAGAAAGCAGCTAAGGATAAAGAACAAGAGATGAATGAGATAGCCATGATTATAGGTGGTGTCTTCTTTGTTCTCTTCTTAGTGTTTGTTGGTGTCAATGAGTTAGTGAACTTCTGTGCAACTACTCAAAGGTGTGGACGCTGAGGCTGGTAGATGAATGAATACCAAAAGACCTTTGACCTTTGCTTAAAGATATTTGTCTATGGTTGTGTAGCTCAATACTTTTTAGGTTTCCTTAAGTTTCTCCCTGACGATCTTTCAAATAAGATTGTTGCTTTATTACTATCTAAGATTGGACTTTAATGTTATCTTTATTCTCAACCCTTGGTGGTCTATTAATCTCAGGTCTACCTAAACTATTAGACTTCTTCCAGAACAAGAATGACCAGAAGCATGAGTTAGCTTTAGCGCAGATTCAAGTTGAGATGCAGCTTCAGATGATGGCTCAAGGCTTTGCAGCTCAGGAGCGAATGGAAGAGATACGTACAGATCAGATTGCCATGCAGACTGATGCTGAGATGACTGTAGCAGCTTATGACCATGATAAGAAGATTATGGACAAAGCTAGTAGATGGGTGGTTAACTTCGTAGGCACTGTACGTCCTATGGTGACTTATATCTTTGTGTTGGAGCTGTGTGCCATCAATGCTTGGATTGCCTACTATGTCTACTCTAATCCTCATCTTGTCTTGAACATGGGAGACTTGATTAGTCTTTCAGACATTATCTTCAGCAGTGATGAGATGGCTATGCTAGGAGGTATCATAGGCTTCTGGTTCGGTTCACGTAGCTGGGCTAAGAAATGAAGCTAAGTAAAGCTGGAGCTGACTTGATGCACAGGTTTGAGGGATGCAGGAATAAACCTTACCTGTGTCCTGCTCATATCTGGACTATAGGTTATGGTCATGTCCTTTATCAGGAACAGATCAGATTACCAATGGTAGCTAAAGAGGGACAAACTACAACAATTCGTAAAGAGTTACCACTGAGACAGGAGGACAATCGTGTATGGTCTAAAGAGGAAATCGAAAAACTATTCGCAGATGATGTCAACCTTTTTGAACGTGGTGTTCTACGACTTGCTCCTACTCTATCTGGTCATCAAGGGGCTTTCGATTCGTGCGTCAGTTTTGCCTTCAATGCCGGATTGGGCAATTTTCAGCGGTCTACTATTCGGATGAAGATTAATAGAGGTGAATGGAAGGATGCTGCTGAAGCTTTCATGCAATGGACTAAGGGAGGTGGTAGAGAACTCCCCGGTCTAGTTAAACGTAGGAAAGCTGAAGTAGCTCTATTCCTAAGTAGCTTTGAGGATGAAGAAGAATAAATATACAGATATAAGTTTTAAACTTACAATTACAAAGAAGCCCCATGTACATAAAAGTAGATTATCCTGAAAGATGTTGTTTACAATGTGGTCTAAGTTTTAAACCTGCAAGAAATGATAAAGTATTTTGTAAGCCTACTTGTAGAAAACTATACGGTAAAAAACATTTAGGTCATTCTACAGGAAATAGAAAAAATATAAATAGAAAACAACATTTAAAAAGAAATCCTTATATACACCATAAAAAAGATACCTGTTGTTGTTGTGGTTTTATTCCTGAACATACTTGTCAATTAGATGTAGATCACATTGATGGAAACCATCAAAATAACAATCCAGATAATTTGCAGACACTATGTGCAAACTGCCATAGGTTAAAAACTGCAAAACAATTAGGATGGATATAAAAAGCCCCAAAGTATTTTTAGTACTAAGGGGCTTTTTAGTTACTATCCTAGTATATTCTTCAGTTCATGACGATTAATCAAGGATAAATGCTAAGGTTAAGAAGCCTATATGCAAGTAGATGACTTGGTTAGCTTCGTCTGACATCTTATTATCATCATCCATGATGTACAGTTCATCAGCTTCAATGCCAAAGACTAAGCCAGTCTTGAATTCAAAGTCAAGCATCATATTTCACATACGCCTGCAACACAAGCTAAGGTCTGAGCACCTTCAACATTGTCAGTGCCTTCAACCAGTTTATCCCAGTCAATACCTAGAGGCATACTGGCAACCATGTCGTGATATTCAAACTCAGTCATGGCTTCATAAGGAGCTTGTCGGTATGTTCCACCATCCATCGGTAGGAAGCTCACACCTGTAATCTCATCAAAGTTATTCCACACCCATGCTCCAACTTCAGGCCACTCAGTCTCAGTCACTGAGATAGTCACTGAAGGCTTATGCTCACAGTAATGACGCTGGAACAGTAGCCACAAGCGCAGGTGCTTAATAGCATTCAAGTCTTCACGCAGTACAGCACCCTTCTCAACTCGCATTGGGAAGCTAAAGATAGTTGTGCTATCAGGTTTCATCACACAAGCCTCTGAAGGGAACCCTTGAGCTTTCAAGAAGTCAGTCAGAGGATCTTTGTTATCAGACCTAACACGACGAATAAAGTACTGACTGTGCTGAGGATGGATACCAGAAGCAGTGCCTGTAAGCTGCGATACAGTACCTTCGGGTTTAATTGCAGTAATGGCAGCACTGCGATTAATACCGATAGCATCAGCAAACTCAGCGTTAGTGTCAATAGCAACATTCTTCATTCCTTCCAAGATAGCAGGTAGTTCAGTACTGTCAGGGTTATTGAGCAAAGAATTGTCCAAGATACCAGTCATAGACACACCCAGCAAACGCTCCTCTTCAGTGTTTGTCTGCCACACCTTACGCAGGTACGGGAAGTGAGTCATGGTCGATTGAAAAGTCCCCAGAATAGTAGCCAAGCGCACCTTATTCCGTAGAGTATCCACACTATCATCGCTCCGCACAATAACAGAAGACAGATTACAAAATTGATAAGGTCTAAGGATAATCTCACTGCAAGGGTTTGTGCCCCACTCTTTACCCAGTTCCCTACGTCCACTCTTAGCTGCTTGAAGTTCACTTGCATAACGGTTAAAGATTCCTCGCTCTCCAGAATGTGATTCATAAATGCTTGACCACTCACGCATGAACTTACCCACATCAGGCTTCACTTCGTAGATGGCACTGTTGTTAGCCAAAGCACGTTGACCATTACCGTCCCACCAGTTTCCAGCTTTAGCGTGAGCCATACGGTCATCACTTAAGTCTGACAGGGAAATCATTGCTGATCGTCGTACGCCACCAACAACCACGACTTCTCCGACCTTACATAGAATATCGTGTGCTTCAAGCGAGGTGAGCTTCCGTCCAGTCGCTCCACGGAACTTTGCAACCACATACTTAAAGAGGTCAACGAGGGGTTGTGGCCCTGATGCTCTTCCACCAAAAGTCTTGAGTCTCGCTCCTGCCGGACGTACACCCGAAACATCCCACTTAGGCACTTCTCCAGCATATAACAAGGCAATGACTTGTCGTAAGGCTTTAGCCCATCCCTCTTTGGAGTCCTTAACATTAATGACAGTGCCACTATTGTACAAATCAACTGGAATCTCAGGTAACTTAGATACATACTTTTGCTCCACACTAAAGCCTACACCAGTTCCGCATAACAGAATATACATGGCCTCATCAAAGGCTTTAGGGTCATCAATGGGAAGGTATGAACAGTTATAACCAGCTACGTTCTGTCGTTCAAGGGCATCACCAGCTGTCATGATGCTACGCATTGATGGCATCACTTCTAAGTTAGTCACAGCATTCTGCAACTCGTTACGCAGTGGCTGTGTCAGTGTGTAGTTATGCTTCTCTTGCAAGTGCTTGGTCATGAAGTCAAAGTAGCGGTTCACAGTCTCAGGCCAGTGCTCTCTCCGGCCTTTATCATCCAAGTAGCGAGAGTAGCGGCTCTTGCCAATGTATTCTTGGTATGGTGTCATAGTTGTTGTCATCTTAGTCTAGTTCCTTTATTAAATATTCTTGTTTCTTCTCAATCATATCATCAAATCTTTCAACAAGGTCATCACTCTGGATTCCTAACAGTTCCAAGAGTGTGACCTCATCCAAACGCTTGAGAGCCTCTTTCAGTTCTTCAAAGGTTATGTTTGACACGTTTATCAATCTCTCTGTCAATATACCACTTAGCCTTCTTCAGGTCTTCAATGGCATCCTTCTTTAGGTCACAACGCCAGATATACTTGATTGCATTACCTAAGTTAAAGCCCATGTGTTCTGTAACTTGGATACATTCAATACCTGAGGGATGTTCAGTGTAGTGCTTAGGTTTATGAATGCTGTCATTAGCCCATTCACTGTGGTCTGAGTCTACCCATTCTTTAACTGCTTCACTAAGAGGTTTAGCTGCATCTCTAATGAAAATGCTACGGTTAACCCACTTGTCATAATCTGCACAGTCATTGCAGGGATGTATTTTATCGTCTAGTTCACTGTAAAAGCAAGTGCCACATTCCTTGTTAACCATATTTCCTCCCTAAGTATTCTACGCTTAAGAACATTTCATCGAAGTGTCCATCGTTAACTTCATTCATCATCAGTAAGCCCCTCCAGTGTCTATTGCTTAGTTGATCCATATAACTTTCATCGTGGAGATAGTAAGACCCAACGATGATAGCACAAATAGGCTTCCCATCAGCACGCTTACCATAGGCAATCTGCTTTCCTTGTTGATGTCCAGCAATACAAGACATGTGAAGCTTGTTAATAATAGCACTAGCAGCCCCTGCGGGTCGTCCCATAGCCCCCACAGGCCAGTAATGATTAAACCCCACCCCATTAATGAATACAGGATGTAGGAAACCGTGTACTTCCCAATCTTTCTCATACTCAAGATCCTTTGTAGATATTAAGCCTTCAAGTGTAGGATTATTGTTAACAGCTCTATCAATACGGTTCTCATGGTTGCCTAAAGTCATCACCATACGAGGCTTGTACACCTTGTGCTTCGATTCCTTCTGAGCCTTCTGAGCTTCCTTCAAAGGAGCCAGTAACAACTTCATGGCCTCCTTAGCAGCTTCAACATCCTTCTTGTAGCGTAGACCTTCAAAGTACTTACTTCCCTTGATGTCATGGCTACTAAGGCTTGGCATATCTGCAAAGTCACCTAGGTTAACCACCACATCAGGTTTGTAATCGACAATAGCTTTACCAGCCCATGTCAGGTGCTCCAAAGGTACACCCTCTTTAATCTGACAGTCCGGGATTACTAGAATCTTCATCGATGTCCTCTCCTCTGATTGTTAGTCTCTCACCTTCACGTAAGCCAGCTTTGATGGCCTCTAAAATACCAAAGCTTAGGAGTGCTTGAGCTTCTTCAGGAGTCAAATCAAACTGGTATGTAGCATCACCATTCTCATGCTCTTTAATCAGATTCACGTTCATTCTCAGCCTCCTTCAAGAACTCCTGAGCATCACCAGTGTACATGAAGTAACCTAAGACAATACCAATGGCTGCATTGACTTTCTTGTTCTCAGCAATGTCCTCAGGATGAGAACTCCAACCACCATTGATAGTATTCAAGTAGGTTTCTTTAAGTTTCTCCACAAGAATAACATCTGTGAAGTCTTCCCATACACTGCGAAGTTCTTTAGACTTCTCTAAAGCTTCAATTAGATTAGCTAACATAATCATTTACCCTTTTCGTTCGTTTAACCATGACATTGGAATATCTTTATCGGCATACTGGAATCCATGCTTGTTGCACCAATCTCCGTATGTAGTTTGGCTTACCTTTGAGAGTTTAGATTTAGAGTTACTGAAGACAAATCTAATATCAAGTTCAGGGTGTTGTTCCTTCACCATCAAATGCTTCTGTCTATCAGCAGTCATGAACCTGCCCTTGCTCTCAATGATAATACCATTACTCAGTAATAAGAAGTCAGGAGTGTATGTACGCTTCTTCTCAGGCTGCGTATATGCAATCACTAGCTTCTCATACTCAAAAGGAACTTCTAAGGCTTTCAATCTCTCAGCTATCTTGTCTTCTAAGCCTGACCTAAAACCATGCTTTAAAGCTACTTGTCTAATTGTCAGTGGCTTTTTACGCTTAGGCTTCATCACTATACTCCTTTGTGAGGTAGTACTGATGAAGGAAAGCTCCAAAAGTATCTACAAACTCTTCTTCGTGGTTTAGCTTACCCATTGTGAACAAGATGGCATGAACTAACTCATGGTAGAAGGTTTGCTCAGTAGACTGCTTGTTCATTCCTGTACGTATGCTAATGGTTTGCTTCTCAGGATCACACTTGCCCATGTCTTCCATGTGATCTGCATAGACTACATTCCAGACTGAACCTGCAAGTTCAAAGGAGGTTGCCACATCTGGTTTGGTTTTCTTCTTAGCCATAGGAGCTGACCGTTTTCCAGTATCCTGTCAGTATTGCCGTCATAAGCTTTGATACAAGCTGCATATAGTTCCTCTTCGGTTGTACAGTCTTTCAAGATCTTATCAGCCTTTACAGGGCCAATACCTCGTATACCTTCAATGTTATCAACTCTGTCACCTGTCAGTATCTGTTTATAGAAACTGTACAAG